ACGGAATTGTTCCAATCGGTGTTAAACAACTAGGAGAGCCAAAATGGCGATCAATCTTAAATCAACAGGCAACGCCTCTAGCAATGGNGTAAAGCTAGTCGTATACGGTCAGGCAGGAAGTGGNAAAACTACGCTNATTAAAACNTTACCTAACCCAATTATTTTATCTGCTGAGGGTGGTTTGTTAAGCATAGCCGATGCAAANTTACCTTACCTTGAAATTAACAGTATTGAGACATTGCGNGAAGCNTANAAGTGGGCAAGCGAATCGGAGGAAGCTAAAAAGTACGATTCTATTGCNCTTGATAGTATNAGCGAGATTGCNGAGGTTGTGCTAAACGCTGAAAAGAAAATAGCAAAAGACCCTCGCCAAGCCTACGGAGCGCTTCAGGAACAGATGACAGACATCATTCGTGCCTTTCGTGATTTGGCTAATAAGAATGTTTACTTTACAGCCAAGTGCGAGAAATCAAGCGATGAGGCGGGTCGGGTGATGTATGCACCGACAATGCCTGGGGCGAAGCTAGGTCAACAACTCCCCTACTTTGTAGACGAAGTGTTAGCTTTGCGCGTAGAGAAAGACCAAGAGGGTGTCCCTCGACGTGCGCTTATGTGCGAATCAGATGGGTTATGGCAAGCCAAAGATCGCTCAGGCAAACTAGACCCTTGGGAAGCCCCCGATCTTGGCGCAATCATTCGTAAGATTGGAGGCTAATTATGCACGAAATAGATGAACTCNTAATNGAATGGACANTNGCCAANNAAGCAGAGACCGAAGCTGTAGAGGCTCGTAGATTNGCCGAAGACATTATGCTCAAGCGTCTTAACCTTGATGCAAACTTTGAAGGAACAGAGAACTATGAAATAGGTCGCTACAAACTCAAGATNGTAAACCGNATGAATCGNAANATNGATTCTGAGAAGTTGCAAGAGATTGCACAAGAAAANGGTTTATCCGAACATTTATCTGCGCTTTTTCGGTGGAAACCCGANATAAATGTTGCCACATGGAAAGCAACAGATGAGCGTATTACTCGCGTCTTACTTGACGCAATCACTACCACGGCGGGTCGTCCGTCATTTTCTATCACAATTAAGGAGTAGTAANCATGAGATTTAACGAAACCATTTCAGTCGATACATTACCCGTCTCAACCTCTAACTATGACCCAATCCCCGCNGGTTGGTANAACGCTGTNATNAATAGNGCTGANNTNAAAGANACCAAATCAGGTACNGGNCAATACATCAATGTACGTTATGACGTAACNGAAATTCATGCGGGTCGTGTTGTNTTTGGCATGATTACGGTCAAAAATGCCAATGCCGTTGCCGAGCAGATTGGNCGNCAACAGTTAGGTGAATTGTTACGCGCTATTGGTAAAGCGTCAGTTAATGACACCGATGAGTTGTTAGGCGCTCAATTGTGCATTAAGGTCGGCATCAGCGAGCGCGAAGGGTACGAGCCTCGTAATGANGTNAANGGATTTAAGGCATTGAAAGGCGGTATGCCTAGTGTTGTATCAAAGCCTGTTGTAACTGACGCAAAGCAAAAAGCACCTTGGGATAATAGCCCACCGTTCTAAGCTAAAAAAAAGCCCCTTACGGCAACGTGAGGGGCGAATAGAACCAAACAAAAGGAGAGTAATGTGATTGTATCAAATATTGACAATTATTTAAATAGTCTTAAAGATTTATCTTTAGATGAAAAAGTTGAGGCTATAAACCATATTCGTGAAGTTTTGCACGAATTTAGCCCTTTTAATTCTGAACCAGTTGATTTTGTTAAATGGGTAAAAAACCCTTTAATCCACGCAAACGATTACAACCCAAATAGCGTTGCACCGCCTGAAATGGAATTGCTTAGATTATCAATTGATGCCGACGGCTACACTCAACCAATTGTAACGATGGAACATGAAGGGAAAAGAGAAGTTATCGACGGGTTTCATCGCCATAGAGTTGGCAAGGAATGTGCAGAAATACAAAACCGTGTGCATGGTTATTTGCCTGTTGTTCAAATTAGAGCGACACAAACAGACAAAGCAAACCGTATGGCGTCAACAGTTCGCCACAATCGTGCCAGAGGAAAGCATAAAGTAGAAGCAATGTCTGAAATGGTCATTGAACTTAAACGCCGTAATTGGAGCAATGAACGAATTGCAAAAGAATTAGGCATGGACGATGATGAGGTTTTGCGCCTATGTCAAATTACAGGTTTACAAGATGTTTTTTCCAATGAACAATTTTCTCAGTCTTGGGACGCAGTAATTATGGACGATGATCGGTTGCAAGTTATTGATGAAACTGATGTTGAAGTTTTATCATTAGATGAAACTAGAGTTTTCCATGAATGGCAAGATTGGGAATGTTACCCAGCGGGGTTTTATGCTGATAAACCACTTAAAGGAATGACTGTTGAGCAATCAGAAATTGCTTATCGTGATTTTTTGTCTGACATTGATTGCTTTGAAAAAGTATTAAACAGATTAATTGTTGAATGGAAACACAGTTGCGAACATTATTTGACAAACGAAAAAATGAACCGAATCGCGTGGCTTGGTCAAGCTGCAATGTGTTTGCATACTGGCATTTCATCAAGGTTTTGCGGCGGTTATAACTTACTATCTGACCCACAAAAAGAAGCAGCCGATCGTAAAGCGTTTGAATACCTTAACAAATGGCTGATTGCTAACAATAGGCAAACTTTGACATGGGAACAATCACACTCTAAAACTCAAGCGAACATTTACTAATATGGAACTTAAAAAACCAATACCTAAAAACGTGCTTACCTCTGCTAAAGAACGTATTGCTTATACATTTGACCATTTTGATAAAATTTTACTTTCATTTTCTGGCGGTAAAGATTCTTCAGTGATGTTCCATCTTGTAATGGAAGAAGCTATTTTACGTAATAGAAAAATAGGCGTTATGTTGATTGATTTTGAAGCTCAATACAAAGCCACAGCAGATCACGCTAAAGAAATGTTTGATCTTTACCGCGATCACATTGATTTGCATTGGATTTGTTTGCCAATTAAATTGCGAAATGCAGTTAGCACATATCAACCCACATGGACTTGTTGGGATAAAGAAAGGCAAGCAGATTGGGTTAGACCAATGCCAAAAATGAATGGCGTTGTTAATGAAAACGATTTTTATCCGTTTTTTGTCCCAAGATTAGAATTTGAAGAGTTTATTGTAATGTTTGCAGATTGGTATTCTCAAGGTCAACCATTGGCAACTTTTGTCGGTATTCGTTGCGATGAAAGCCTTAACCGATTTAGAACAATTGCTATTGCGGATAAAGAAACTTTTAACAATAAACGTTGGACAACAAAAGTTGTTTCAAATGTATACAATATTTACCCAATTTACGATTGGCGCACTAAAGATATTTGGGTATATAACCGCACTTCGTCAAAATGTTACAACCCTATTTATGATTTGATGCATCAAGCCGGAGTGCCTTTATCACAGCAAAGGCTTTGCCAGCCTTACGGTGACGATCAAAGGCGTGGCCTTTGGCTTTATCACATACTAGAACCTGAATCTTGGTTTAAGGTAGTAGCAAGGGTCAATGGTGCAAATAGTGGTTCTCTGTATATTCACGAAACTGGCAATGTAAACGGTTATAACAAAATTACATTGCCACCAAATCATACATACAAAACTTTTTGTAATTTATTGTTAAGCACCCTTCCTGCTGTTAGTAGAGATCATTATGTAGAACGTTTTAAAGATCATATTAAAGGTTGGCGAAAAAGAGGTTATACGGGAAGTTTGCCAGACAGCGCTCCTAAAGAGCTAGAAAATAAACACTGGGTTCCATCTTGGCGAAGACTTTGCAAAGTTTTGTTGCGAAACGATTGGTGGTGCAAAGGCTTGGGCATGACGCAACCTAAAAGCCCTGCTTATGCCAAATTTATGCAAATGAAAAGGAATAAAAATGTCACTAATCCCTGAGCCACAAAACACTATAGCTAATTTAATTGACGTTTATCACGAAAGTAAAGTTGAAAACAAGCGTTCGCATTTAGGCGCTTCTCAACTTGGCCACCCATGCGAACG